AGAAATGTAAAAATAATGGAGATACTTTCAGAATTCGTGCATATGATAAGGTAATAAAACAAATAAAAGTTTTAGATAAAATTACAAATTACGATGATTTAAAGGAGATAGAAGGTATAGGTAGTGGAATAGAGAAGAAAATAAAAGAGATATTGGCAACAGGAACGTTAGAAGTAGCCGAAAAGATAAAAGAAGAGCCATCATTTAATATATATAATTCTTTAATGAAAATACATGGTATAGGTTCAGTAAAAGCGAAGAATTTAATAAGTAAATATAAAATTGATACAATTGATAAATTACGTGAATTATCAGAGAAAGATTCAAAGATATTAAATAGACAACAAAAGATAGGGTTAAAATATTATGAAGAATTACAGGAAAGAATACCACGTGAAGAGATGGTAAAACATGAGAAAAAGATAATAAAAATATCGAAAGAATATAATTTAAATGCAATTGTAGTAGGAAGTTATAGAAGAGGATTAAAAGATAGTGGAGATATTGATATATTATTAACAGGAGAAGATGAAACAAAGTTTAAAGATTTGGTAGATAAATTAAAAGAGATAAATTATATAACAGATATATTAGCATTGGGAGATAAAAAGTGTATGGCAGTATGTAAGATAGATGAAAAAGCGAGGAGATTGGATTTACTGTTAACTCCGAAAGAAGAATATGCGACATCAATATTATATTTTACAGGTTCAGACAAATTTAATATTATGATGAGAAAAATAGCAATAGATAAAGGGTATAGTTTAAGTGAACACGGAATAAAAGTGATATCAGATAAAAAAGAAGAAATACCGGTATTTAATTCAGAAGAAGAAATATTTGAATTCTTAGGAATGAAATATGTAAAACCGAATAAACGATAAAATAAAATTTTCGTTACATTGATATAGAACATGGAACTATCGCATATATTTTCAGTAATTATAAGCATAATTGGAATTTTTCTTTTAGGTATGACTTATACTTACATTGATAAGTTAGAGAAGACCGGTTGCGAATGTGCAAGACACCCATACCGTAATTTCATTAAAGGCTACACATTATTTGCAATAATATATATTGCATTAATGTTCATGATACCAGTAAGTATGGCAGTAAAGATGGGTGGTAAATCAGCAGCTTTATTATATATGGTAGCAAATCTATTATTTGTAGTAGTTAGCATTGTATTCTTCATATGTAGCATTATTTACATTCGCTATTTAATGAAAGAGAAATGCAAATGCAGTGAAGATATAAGACGTGAAGTTCTATATATCTGGTCAATATTAGAAGTAGTATATTTAGCATTAGTAGCAATTTTACCAATTTTAGTATTTTTAGTAGCAGGAATTGTTGGATTAGGTGCAGGAGCAATTGAATTAGTAGGAAGCAAAGAATCTTTAGTAAAAGATTCTGTAATAAATCCACTAAAATCAGCTAAACGTATTCCAAAAGCAGTACGTGATATTCCCAAGTCTTTCAAAAAATTTAAAAAATAAATTAGAGATTTAAAGTACGAGCATTATTTTGTTTTCTAGGCATACGTTTTTTAGTAGCTCCTCCTCCCATAAGGATACCATTAAGGTCGGCAGTATCTTCAATAATAGAAGTAATTTCATCATCAGTAATAGACATAGTTTCGATTCTATTGTTTCTTCCACTGTTAGAAGAGATTTCAGCATGAACATCTTCAATAAATTCATCAATATCGTCAGCTACAGGTTGTGGTCTATTAACAGTTTGTTGCATAATAGAAGGACCAGATAATAGAGAACCTACCATTCCAAAAAGACCTCCTGGTCCGCTAGAAGCGGATCTAAAATCATTTTGAGGCATAGGTGCTTGAGGTGTTTGTGGTTGTTGAAAACTATTGGTAACACGAGAGATACTGGCAGACATACCACCCATTTTTTGTGCGGCGGCACTTTGGAAATGTTTCATAAGGTCGGGATTAGAACGTAAAATATCTTCAACATCGGGTAATTTAGATTGTTTAAACATAGAATTTGTAAGGTGGAACATAAATGCACTTCCAGATAGACTCATTAATAAACGTAATTCAGGAGCCATCTTTTTACCGGTAGATTTATATTTTTCATGTAATTCTTCGAAAATATCGTCATAATCGTTAATATTTTCATGGACTTGTTCAGACCAACCATCTAATTTAACATCAAATGGGTCAAAACGAGTATTAACAAATTCAACACCAGTAACTAATGCCATCATCATTTTACGTTGAAAACGGATACTAGCATCAATTTCTTTTTCACGTATAATACGTTGATATTCTGATTTCATTTCTTCAATATCGGATTGAAGACTAAATTTACGAGGTAATTTGAAACCTTTTTGTTCTAGACGGTCCATTTGATATAAAATTTCTTGTTTTTCTTGCATTTCTTTTTCAATACGTGAACGTTCGGCTTGAAAACGATTTTTCATATTATCATGTTCAGATTCGGTATCAGTTTCATCACTTTCACTGTGACTAGATTTATATTGAGAAGGTTTTTGTTGTTGTTGTTGAAATGGATTATATTGTTGTTGAGGGGGTTTTTGAGATATTTCTGATTCTGTATCTGAATACTCAGAAGGAGATTTACTTCCGGAAGATAAAGATAAAGCTTCTTCAGAGATTTTACGTTTATTAATTAATGAATCACTTCCTAAGAAAGGACCGGATATACCATTTGTAGGAAATCCACTACGACCTGGTATTTGGAATGATGGCATATTGCCAGAAATTTCTATAGTATCATTATCCGCATCAGATATTAAAATAGACTTTTGCATTATCTATACAGATTAGAAACAGTTCTTTTAAATCATTTTAGACGCTTTCTACTTATATACTTACCCGTAAAAGTATATAAGGATATATGTTGTTTATTATAATGGTAACTCAAATAAGAGTAATTTATGTAGCTACAAAATTTTGGTAATTTTTGATTTTCCAGGAATTTTGTTTAAGAATCTTAAAGTATAATAAATTATTTTTGATTTTTAAAAACTTATTTTCATTTTGTAGCTACATTATATGTCAGAACAACAAGTTATTATTTCATTTGATATTGGTATTCGTAACCTTTCTTTATGTGCTATTATTGCAAATAAAGAATCTAATACTATTAAACTTCTTTTATGGAAAAACTTATCACTTCTAGGTGATTTTGAAAAAAAGAAGAATGTGAATTTAAATGAATTGTCTGGACGACTATTTATGGAATTAGATATTATTACCGATTTTATTAATATTAATGGTCATGAAATTGATACTGTACTTCTTGAAAATCAACCCACAAACGGTATTATGAAATCTATACAATTACTTATTTATAGTTATTATCAACTTAGACGCCATTGGCAAGGTACTGTCCGTAACGTTCATATGATATCTGCTACTCAAAAACTCCTAAATCATCATTTTGAACTTTCTACTGATTTTCTTGATACTATTAAAAATAAAAGACCTTATGATATTCGTAAGCTTAAAAGTATAGAATATATTAGAAAATATATTGAAAATGATCCTGCCTCTATAGAATTCTTTAATAGTAATAATAAAAAAGATGATTTATCAGATACTCTAAATCAAGCTATATCTTGGTTAAACAAACAAAAATATAATATACGGAATATTTCTATGATATAAGTAATATGAACGCAGTACCTACAGACCCTATAGAATATGCAAAATCTGTTGAAAAAATAAAAAATATTGTAAATCGTTGGCCTAGCGCTTATGCATCTGGTTTAGTTGTTAAAGATTACAAAAATAAAATGACTCTAAAGAATAAACCACCTTATAAAGAAAATATTCCTAAAAATAAAACATCATTGACAAGATGGTTCGCTGAAAAATGGATAGATATTACAACAAATAAAGCTTGTGGTTCAGTTCATAATAAGAATTATTATCCTACATGTAGACCTAGTATACATGTAAATAAAAATACTCCAATTACATCAAAGGAGATTTCTCCAAAACAAAAAAAGAAAATCGTTAAAGACAAACAAAAAGCGAAAGATAAACATATTACTTGGAATCTTTAGATTCTACTTCATATATTTTATTATTATTACCATATGCTATCAATAGATAATTACCATCGTATTCTCTTGTATATGCTTTCCAAATTAATCCTTTATATTTATGATTCTTATTTTTCCAAAATTTATTATTACATTTTTCAATTACTTGATATCCATCTTCATCAGAATATTCAATAATAAATTCCTCCATTATTTAGACTTTTTATTTAATTTTCAATTTTTGTTCCCTTTTTCTTTTTATTAAATCTATTCCATATTGCGTCTTGTAATTGTTTTACTACAGATGAATTAAATACATTTAATTTATTTTCAATTATTAATCTTCTTAAATGTTTAAAAAATTCATCATTTTCAGATACAGCATTTAATTGAGATATAGCTTCACATTTAGATGCTAACCATTTATATTGACGTGTTAACATTCTCATACCATCTTCATCTTTATCATTTAATGGACATAAGAGCCCTTGATTTACTAAACTATATATAAGCTTTTGTATATCAGGATGATTTCGTGATTCTAACGGTATTCCGTGTAATAAATTTTCAAATACAGCATAATTATAATCAGGACATAATAATAGCTTATCTGTTCTATCCGTATAAACAGCATTATTATCGATTATTAAAGTTTGATTTTCTAATATATAATGTTTGTCTCTTTTTGAAAAATTCTTCTTTTTAGATACTGCACGTAATATACGGGGAAATATACGCGCTAATGTCTTTCTATAATTACCACCTGCATCTACTATACAATCATCTCTAGTAAATATTGGACGTTCAAAATGTATACCATGTGTCTTTTCAACCCATGCAATTTCTTCATTAGCCCATTGTTTTTGACTGGCTGTATATATAAAAAAATGTACATTTCCATTATAATGTTCTTTTAATGTCTTTATAAATTGTCCGAATCCTGGTCGAATTAATTTAGAATTAGGATAAAAAGCGGGTGGAATAACATGTTGTTTTTTTGATTTAAATCCTATTTTTTTTAAAGAATTATGTAATGTATACTGCTGTACTTGGAAATCACATTTTCCTATAACTGTTTGATCCCAATCTAGAATAAATATAAACGGTAAATGCTCTGTCATTCCTCTTAACAAAAATAAAGTTTTTATTTATTTCTTAATACTACAACTTCCACCACCATTTCCGCATCCGCAATTTTCTACTGGTTTTATTGGAGGTCTAGGTGGTTTTTTTATTTCTTTTTTAGGTGGCATTCTAACTATAATTATTTTGGAAATTTAAGTTTTGAACCTAATATCTTATTAATCTTTTGAAGTACATTTGGATTGTTTACTACCTTTCCATTCTCTAAATTATTTATTACTGCAACTTGTTCATTTATTAATTTTGCCAATTGTGTCTGATTCATCTTCTTCTCTATCCTTCTTGCTATCATATCTTTTCTATCATTTGGTTCTAATATATTCAAATGTGCAATTGGCACATTATCTTGTATAGTTATATCTAAATCTCCTTCTAATTTACGTGCTGTACTATTATATTTTTGTTTTGTTGTATCTGTTTTATTTGCAGTTTCTTTAACTACAACTGGTTTCTTAAATACTACAGGAGTCCAATCTTGATGAAACATTTATATTAAATAGTATGTTTAATTTTTATATAGATTTATCACAATCACATACAAATCCATATTGATTTAATAATATCTTATGTTTTTCTTCTTTAGTATATTCACCATAGTCATTCAAATAAGTAATAACTAATTCTTCATCTTTTTTAATATCTCTTAATGTAACAAAATTAAAATATAATTCATTATCTTCTAAATTTGGAAAATGTGCAATATTAGGATTACATGAATGGTTAAATAATGCACTATGAAATAATAAAACGTGTATTTTTATACTATTTTTATTATAAGCATAAACATTTCTTACATATTTTAAATAATACAATAATAAAATATCTTTATCTATTTTTAATAAATAATCTTGTATTTCTTTATTCTCTAAATTTATTAAATCATTATATATTATTTCATAACTAAAATAATTATTATCAGTTAAATCATTTGGTAATAAAAATTTAAAATTTTCTTCTAAATTTTTATCTTGGAAAATTTCATATAATGTTTCATATATAGTTGTACTCTTTGCGGCTGATTTTTCTCGTAATATAAATTTATCGTTTGGTATATTTTCAGTTGCATAAAATCCCAATCTTTTACTATTTTTTCTAACTTCTATAAATTTTGATTTCATTACAATACAAAAATAAATTTTTACTTTACCGTCATCCCTGGTGTTTATCATATTTTCATCCTGAACACATAATACATGCCTCAGGATTCGCTCGAGAACACGCTAGAATTTCTTCTTCTGTTGGTTTTTTAACTTCTACAGGAGAATTTGTAGGAGGTTCAAGAGTATACGCACTAATTTTTGCTTTAGAACGTGTGCGCAAATAATACATTCCTGTCTTCAATCCTTTCTTCCATCCATACATATGAATGTTTGTCATCTTCGTAAAATCAGGGTCTTCTACAAATATATTCAAACTCTGTGTTTGACATACATATACACCTCTATCAGCTGATTGGTCGATAACATTCCTTTGTTTAATTTCCCATACGGTCTTATATAGAGTACGAATATCTTCAGGTATCTCTTTGATATGTTGGATACTACCATTTCCAGCCAATATCTTGTCTTTCATTCCAACATTCCATAACTCCAGTTTCATAAGATCATTTACAAGATATCTGTTAATAATTGTAAATTCTCCAGCCAATGTTTGACGTGTGAAAATCTGTGAAGAAATAGCTTCAAATGATTCATTGAATCCAAGAATTTGACTCGTTGATGCTGTAGGCATTGGTGATAATAGAGTAGAATTACGTAGTCCCCATTTCTTAATATCTTCTTTCAATTTTGTCCAATCTAAGAAACCATCTACCGTCTCAGGTTCTGTAATACCCCATAAATCATATTGCAATTGTCCATGATATGCTGGTGAACCAACATATGAACTATATGCGCCAATAAATTCTTTCAAATTCTCTTCTTCAGGAATAATATTCAAATATGTATTAATTGTATCTATACGTTTCTGAATTGTTGCTGTTTTCTTTGGTGTTGCCAATAATTCAGCTAATTCATTACGCATTTCAGTACGTTTCTTTGAGATTGTCATAGATGATGTTAGTGCTCCATGATATATTGTTGCAAATATCTTTTTATTTAATGCAGAAGCCTCAGCAGACTCGTAAGGATATCTCATCAAAATGTATAAATCGGCAAGACCTTGTATTCCAAGACCAATTGGACGATGTCTGAGATTACTACGACGAGTCTCGTCTGTAGGATAGAAATTTTTATCAATAACTTTATTAATATTTCTTGTAATAACTTGTGTAACACGATGAAGTTCTTTGAAATCAAATTCAGGTTTACCTTCTTCAGTATATTTTAGATATGTAGGCAATCCAATACTTGCAAGATTACAAACAGCAGTTTCATCCTTATCAGAATAAAGCGTTATTTCACTGCAATTTCCTGCAATTATTCCATTAAATATCCCAGTATGTCTTAAAGGTTCATTAAAACAATAAGTATCGTCATATTCATTATTGTCTTCAATAGCACTTATTTTAATAAATGCATTTGTAATATGATGTGGAGCTCTACAATTATTTATATTTAAACGTTTAGGATTAAATCCTAAATCTTTTAGATGAAGAATACTATTTGAATCAATATTAATTCTATAAATATCTTTACAATTATATTCTTTATATTTACCATTATTATGTGAAGGCATTAATCGTGGACCTGCTTTTTTATTCAATGTTATTTTTGAATTAATACCAAGGGTTTGTAACATATACATTACATTTTTCAGAAAATTTAATTCAATTGAAGCAATTTGAATATTTTTAATTCCATCTAATTCAATTACACAACCATCTCCATCAGCATATCCTTCAAACCATTTTATTTTTGTTTCAATTGTTCCATTAATTGGAACATAATATTTTTCTTTAATATTATGATCTAAATATATAGAAATTCTATCTTCTTTTTCATTTTCAATTATACTATAAATATAATTAACATGTGGTAATAATTTTTTCTTTTCACCATAAAGATATAATATTGGTTTATCTTCATAACTCATTGCACAACATTTATGATTTGATACAAACTCTTTTTTAAAATTTTGATGATTTTTGCAAAATTCAGTATTATTCCATTTTTTAAATTGACATTTATGTTGCATTGATATATCAGATTTAGAATATGTTCCTTCTGCACAGAATAAACCATGTGTATACGGATGTTCCATTGTTTCTGTAGTTGTATTTAATATAGGCAAATTATAACGAATAATATTCATATTTAATTTTAGATCTTTTGCTTCAATTATTTTTACAACTGATTTGTCTGCTGGTCTGGTTCCAGTTTCTATATAAAATTTATGATATTCAGTGCATCGAATACTTGTACCATTTGTAAACTTAATAGTAATTAATTTCTGATTTGTTCCAGTCTGTTTAATAATAACATCACTAAATTCGTGACCATTCCATACTTTCACATTTTGCTCATTTAGTGTTTTTATTTCATAATAACCATTTTGAGTTAATATCATAGTTTCTGGGGCAACACATAAATTAGAAGATTTAATAGTTCCCAAATTCTTTTGATTTGATTTCTTATTAACTGCATCTTTATACAACATATAAGGTGTTCCCGTCTCAATTTGAGACCTCATAATATTATAGAATAATGCTTGTGCTTTAATTTTTTTACGAAATTTACCAGCTTCTTCATATCCTGTATATAATTTCTCAAACTCATCTCCATATGCAACACTTAGACCAGGACATTCATCTGGACACATAAGAGACCAATCTCCATTCTGCTCTACACGTTTCATAAAAAGATCAGGAATCCACAATGCTGTAAATAAATCATGACATCTCTCTTCATGATTTCCACTATTCTTACGCAAATCCAAGAATACTTCGATATCTGCATGCCATGGTTCAAGATATACTGCAATACTTCCATTACGTTTTCCTGAATTATGTACAATTCCAATATCTGTCAAATAATTGTGATTGTCTTCCATATTGAAATCATATACTTTACCTTCATATTTAACCTCTTCAATCTTAGTAATTTTAACCCAATAAATGTTATGAAGAAATAGTGTATCTTTGGGGTCCATAAAATATCCGAATTTCTGCATTTTGGGAAATCCAACATAACTATCAGTCGTCAATTCACCAGCGGATTTTTCTACTATATTATTATTTGTATCAAGTGTATATATTTGATGCTCTTTTGTAACATATACTCCTTCTTGTGAATGTGTCCATTCAGATTTAATACATAGTACATTTTCATTAACATCTTTTACTGCAATTTGCAATACTGGTTTATATGTACCATCGATAGTAATTAGTTTATCTCCAATAACAACATCTTGCATATATTTCAATGTCATACCATTATAATTTGTTTCAGCATAAACAACTGTATCACCACGGAAACATTGATTTACATGACGTCCAGCAGCATTATATACACGTAGCATTGGCACAATACCAGTGCTTTTACCATTTGTACCCCTAATATAACTACCAGTAGGACGAATATCATGAATATGCATACCAATACCACCTGCATATTTACTAATTTGAGCACAGTCTCCAAGAGTCTTATACATTCCGCTAATAGAATCTTCTACTGCAATAAGGTAGCAATTTTCACATACAAGTCCTTCTACATTGTATGAATGATCATTTTCTACACCAATAGTATAGACATATTCTGTAGAGGTAGTGGATATTTTTTTTCCAGAAAGTCTTACATATATGGTATTATTAACTGTAATTATATGACCACTTTTACTATTTTGATCAATTAATTTTAATCTATTATCAGTATAATATTTAATAATATATTTTGATAATTCTTTAATTTTTGGAATTGTCATTAAATATGGTTGTGTATATTTCCAATCATCTGGTTTTTTAACTTTTTTATATCCAACCCATAAACCATTATTTCTAAGTAGATGATATAACGTTTTCATATATATTTGATTTGACATTTGTAGAGTTATTATACCCTTTTTACTACAACATCCATCTGAACTAATTAATCCACCAAGAAGAGGAATTAATAAAGTTTTATTCCATCTAAACATTTTTTCATTTATTTTTTTACCTTGAAAACCTTTTCCAAATAATTTTTCAAATGTAATAGCTAATATTTTACTATTCCATACAATTTGTACTAAATTTTGGTCTTTAGCACATGATACAGATGCTTTAATACCGAATTGTTTATTTCCAATTTCTATACATTTATCAATTAAATCTCTATTTTCAGTACATGATACAATTTGAATATTTCTTGGTATTGAAATATTTTTTGAATTTTTTCCATAAGTAATACATCCGTCACCGTACCATACACCAAGAAACCATGCCATATCTTCATCGAATGAAATATAACGATTAATTGATTGACAATTATGTCTTCCTTCAATAGTTTTATTATTATATTGTATTCCTGTAATATTATACCGAATTTTAAGATAAATTTTATTTTCATCAAATGTTAATTCAGTCTTATCATTTATAATATCTTTAATTGATTCATATATATCAATTTTATCAAATGATAAACCTTCATTATTATTTGGAATTGCTATATAATCACCAATTTTAAGATCTTCAACTGATATCCATTTATTTTCTTTATTTCCTTTTTGAATAGCCATAAATTTATGATTATTAGTTACACTAATAATTGGAGTTTTAGGCAATGTAATATCATAAATATCTCTATTATTTAATGGATTTTTATGTAATTGACTTACTTTTTGAATTTTTCCAGTATGTGTTACAACTTCATCATCTATCATTATATCTTGAATATTTACAATACCTCTATTAATAGTAAAGACTTCTGTATTTTCTTTAAAACAAGATGACATCTGGGGACATTTAGTACCAGCATTAAATAGTGTAGGTGTAGCATGAGTAAAGAAACGTTTGCTCATCAAATCATATGTTTCAATAGCTTCTTTAATATCCCATCCATGAATTCCGAGAGCAACTCGCATAATCATATGTTGAGGACGTTCAACAATACGTCCATCTTGTTTAAGTAAATAAGAACGTTCGAGTGTTTTAAATCCGAAAAAATCATATCCATAATCACGTTCGTAATCAATAATATTATTGATTTTATTTTTATGTTTTTCAACAATATCATAAAGTTCTTTTGATACTAATGGATTATGAAGTCCATTTACATCTTTTGCATTATAAAGACCATTTATCGTTTCACTAAAAGAAGGTGAAGTTTTCTTATGATGATTACTAATTGCAATACGTGCAGCAACAACACCATAATCAGGATGTTTTGTAATTAATTGAGCACACAAACGTGCAGCTTCATCATCAAGTGTACTTGTTTTAACACCATCATGGATACGAGAACATACTTTTTGTGCAATTTCATCGGCAGATACATTTAATCCTTTACATAACATACTAATTCTTTTTTGTACCTTATCAAAGGAAACATCTTCGTAAGTATTATCACGTTTTAAAACGCGCATGCTTATATTATAAAAACAACATATTCTTAAATTCATTTTTTTATCAAAATTTTGTAATTAACTATTTGTTGGACATGCTGATGTCCAAGGTATATTGCATTGCTTAGCATATGCACATCTTAATGCATTTGGTGTATCTGGGAATAATTTTGTATCTTGCATTGCAATATAGTTTGGAAATATTTTAGAACAATTTATTTGCATATTTGCATTATCAGCTGTAGGACCAGATAAATTGTCATTTAAAGCAGGACCAACTAGACTACCTAATATATAATCGGGTGTTTTTGTATCAGATGGTGTACTATATTTTTTAAAATATGTATCTTTTGCAACATCATATTTTTGTCCATATATATTAACATCTGCATCTGTTGTACTTCCAACAGTACCAAATTTAGTACCATCATTTTTCTTAACATTTTGTCCATATATATTTTTATTTGGTACACATTTATAAGTCATTAAAAATTTATTAGTAGGATCAGATATTTTATCTAATTCTGATTTATCAGTTTTTTGTAATAACCAATAATCTGGACACATATCACCATCATAACTATCAGACGTTTCATTAGGAGGTTTAAAAGTAGTTACTTGTATTATAAGTAATATAACAATTAATACGACACCAGCTATAAATGTAACTGTAAATGGTAATAAACTACCAGTTAATGCCATTTTACCAGCTTGACTAAACATTATTATTAATAACATAGCTAATGCCAATACACCATATACAACAGATATTGCAATTGTACCTTTAAACCAAGCAATTCTTTTAACTTGAAAATTTTTGGCTTGTGCATCTGTCATTTTAATATTCGGATATCCAGACTTTAAATCAGCAATAGCTTGAGGGTCAAAATAATTTCCATTTGCATCATTACTTGAAGTATTACCCATTTACTATCTCTGTTAATATAGAAGAAAATCTTACATAAATGATTTCATTTCAAGAACTTTTGTACCCTTGGTTGTTATTAATGGAGAACGTTCCATTGGCACTGGTAATGAGCTAACATCTCTTCGGTATACTTCATGCTGATATAAATTACTTAATATTTCAGGAACGCAACTATCTATTACACGTGAATTTAATTCACGCGCTTGTGCAATATAATCAGAAATTTGATTTTTTGCATATTGTAAATATATAGAACGCATAACTATTTTTAATTCTGAATCACTTTGACGACCAATTGTATATTTTTGATTTGATTCAACATATACTCTGTATCTTATACCTTGTTGTAATATTTCAATATTTTCTGAAGAGAAAAATAACTCTGATAAAGGGTTAGTTGTCATCTGTCCGTGAAGTGCTTCTTTCGAATATGTTGTATTATCAACTGGTCTTGTTTTATAACTATCTATATTAAACTGAGGCATATTAGTTATTAAATCAATTCGTCCATTTAATTGAGAACCACTATCCAATAAACCTGAATATGTATTCTCTACAGATGCAAAGTTTTGTGATAATCTACTACTCATTTAATATATATTCATATAATTCTTTATGTATTTATACTATAGAAATGGTTAATATTCAAAGTACTATAGTAAAACTTATTAAATCTCATAATATATCTACTAAAGATGATATTAATACAATAGCCTCATTATTGGTTAAACATATTGATATTATTTGTTTTAATATTGCTTCTATTGCAAATCTTATGTCAATTGTTAGTGATCATACTATTAATGATACTGTTATAAATGATTTAAAGAAATATATAGTTAAAAAATGTCATATTAGAAAGAAAGTACAAAATGGAGGAAGTATGGCATCCGATTTTTATGGCTATGCAAACACTAGATATTCTGTAGATAATTCTGTAGGTACAGATACATCAAGTATTCAATGGGAACATGGAATTGCACGTAATGCAATTGAATATCAATCATCAGGTGGAGGAATTAAAACAGAGAATATAAAATTAAATAAATATATTACAAAATTAATTAAAGAAATTTTTGATAGAAATAATGTAAAAGTTTCTAAATCATATATTAATGAATTTATTCATATTATAAATAAACATATAGATTCATTATTTTATGATTTAAAGAAAGCAGAACCATTAACAATTATTAAAGTAGATAAAATATTAAAAATTAAAAAATACTCAATATTCCATTAAAAAATCACTTAAAAAAATGATTTATATGTTATCTATAGATTAAAATATATCTTTCTGTAAATGCCAGTATTTACTATTGATGGATCGATAGGGGCTGGAAAATCAACTATTCTGGAATATCTTCATATTAATTATAATCTATCAGTTGATGTTGAACCAGTTCAAAAATGGATTCCATTTCTTGAAAAAATGTATCATGATAAAAAAGGTGCATTTGAATTTCAAATTCGTGTATGGATGGACAGATGCTGGATACAACCTAAAAATAACGTAAATATTCTTATGGAACGTTCTCCTTATTTCCAAAAAAATGTATTTGTACCGGCTTCTTTCCAAAATAAAATAATTACAGAGAGTGAAAATTCTATACTTCACGAAATGTATCAAAAGGCAATTAATATTTGGAATCCAAAAGGTTACATTTATCTACGTGCGAATCCAGATAAATGTTTCGAACGTATTAGTAAACGTTCTAGGGAATGTGAGAAAGATATTTCAATTGAATATCTCCGACAACTTCACAATCTTCATGAACAAGCTTATATAATGGCTTCAACAGCTGGTATGCCTATTATATGTATTGATGTAGAAGGAAAAACTGTAGCAAAAATTGCAGCTGAAGTATGGAATGCATTGCATATACTTGGTATTGCTAACAGTAAACCGATTTATAAGAAAAAACTTTAAATATAATTAATAGCTTTCTTTTTTGTAATTGTCAATATAAAAAATTGAAATGGTATAAAGATTTTTTCATTAATAAGATTAATGGAACAAAAATATAAGAAACATGAGTTACGAACTCATATATATGAGTTACCAGACACTTATATTGGTTCTACCGAAATAACACAATTAGATACATATATATACAATAATGAATCTAAACGTATGATTAAAAAGACAATAACTTATGTGCCTGGACTTTATAAAATTTATGATGAAATTGTTGTAAATTCGCTTGATCAGATTACTAGGCTTAAACAAGCTGAACTTAATAAAGAATTGGATAATATAAAACATGTTAAATATATTAAATTTACTATTGAACGTGAAACAGGATATATTGAAATTGAAAATGATGGCGATGGTATAGATATTGATTTAATTGATGGTATGTATATTCCACAGATGATTTTAGGAGAATTGTTGACTTCATCAAATTATAAAAGTAAAGAAGCTGCAGCGGAACTTTTAGTAGGTGGCAAGAATGGTTTTGGAGGAAAACTTACAAACATATTCAGTCTGGAATTTACTGCTGAAACTGTTGACCATAGACGTAAAAAGAAATATAAACAAACATGGAAAGATAATATGAAGGTTGTTGGAAAACCAATTATTACATCATATTCTAAAACTCCTTATACTAAAATCAGATTTCTACCTGATTATAAACGTTTCGGACTTGATGGTTTAACTGATGATATATATGATTTATTTTATAGACGTGCTCTTGATGCTTGTGCTACAAGCGACTCAAGTGTTTCAGTATATTTTAACAATAGCAAACTAGAAATTAAAAGTTTTGAAAAATATGCTGACTTATATCTTGGTGGTGATAAGAAAGTTGCACCACGTGTATATGAAGCTTGTGGTGAAAGATGGGAGTTTATAGCAGCACCCAATGAATCTGGACAATTTGAACAAGTATCTTTCGTAAATGGTATTAATACATCTCGTGGTGGCAAACATGTAGATTATCTTAAGAATCAAATTGCAAAAGAAATTGGTGAAATGATTTCATCTAAATTAAAGAAAACTGTAAAACCACAACATATAACTGATAATTTATTTCTTATGGTAAAATCTTTAATTGTAAATCCATCGTTTGATTCACAAACCAAGGATATCTTGACAACTCAAATAACAAAATTCGGTTCAAAATGTGAATTGTCTGATAAATTTATTAAAGAACTATATAAAAGTGGAATTGTAGATAAAGCAGTTAGTATTTCAACATTTCATGAGGGTAAAAAGGCATCAAAGACAGATGGTAAGAAAACTTCTCGTATTCTTGTTGATAAATTAGATGATGCTAATTATGCTGGAACACGTGATAGTGAGAAATGTACTCTTATTTTAACAGAAGGAGATTCAGCTAAAGCACTTGCTATATCAGGTTTATCTGTTGTAGGACGTGATTATTATGGTGTGTTTCCATTGAAAGGGAAAGTTATGAATGTACGTGGAGAAACAGCGACTAGAATTAGTGAGAATGATGAAATTTCGAATTTAAAGAAGATTATGGGATTACAAAATGGCAAAGTTTATAAAGATTTAACTGAAACTCGTTATGGTCATATTATGTTATTAACTGATTCAGATGATGACGGTTTTCATATTAAAGGACTACTCTTTAATCTTTTCCAAACTATGTGGTCATCATTGTATAAACAAGATAGTTTCCTTGTTTCGATGTTAACACCAATTCTTAAAGCTCGTCATAAGGAATCTGGTGCTGTTGAAAGTTTCTATATTCTAAATGATTTCTTGAAATGGAAAGATAATCAATTGAAGAAATCAGAAGGATTACGTGGATGGAAATTTAAATATTATAAGGGATTGGGTACTTCAACTTCTGAAGAAGCAAAAGAATATTTCCGTGAAATGAAAAAGATTACTTATAAATATACTGGTAAAGATTCTGATGAAGCTATTGATTTAGCATTTAATAAAAAACGTGCTGATGATCGTAAAGATATTCTTATTAAATTTGATAAAGAAAATACACTTGATTATACTAAACGTGAAGTTGCTTATGAAGAATTCGTCGATAAAGAATTGTTTAAATATAGTACTCGTGATAATGAAAGAGCAATTAGTCATATTGCTGATGGATTTAAAGAATCTACACGTAAAATTGCCTTTGCTGCTTTTAAACGTAAAATATATAATGAAGAAGTTAAAGTAGCACAATTCGGTGCATATGTTGCTGAAAAATCAGCTTATCATCACGGTGAGGCAAGTCTTATGAAAGCTATTGTTGGTATGAATCAGTCATTTGTAGGTTCTAATAATATTAGTGTATTTGAACCAAAAGGACAATTTGGAACAAGAATTGCTGGTGGCGAAGATGCTTCTTCTCCTCGTTATATATTTACTCTTCTTAGAGCTATTACAAAAATTATATTTAATGAAGAAGACTTTAATATTGTAAAATATATTAATGACGATGGTATGCTTATTGAACCTGAATATTATATGCCAATTCTTCCTATGATTTTAGTAAATGGTGCTAAAGGAATTGGTACTGGATTTTCAAACAATGTACCAAATTATAATCCAACAGAAGTGATTAATCAATGTATTCTTATTGCAAGAGCTTTGAAGGCAGAGAACATTGATACAAAAGAATCATTGAGTAAAGTAAATGATATTATTGATAATGTTGAATTGATTGAATTGATTCCATGGTATCTAGGATTTACTGGTAAGATTATACAAAAGAAAGAAGGTTCATATGAAAGTCATGGTGTATATAAATGGCTTGATGATGAAACAATTGAGATTAGTGAATTACCTATTGGAACGTGGACTGCTGATTATAATAAATTCTTAACAGATGCACTTATTAAAAATCATCCTGCACTAAAAGATTATGAAAAGCACTATACTGATAAATCTGTTAAATTTATATTGAAACTATATCCAGGTATTCGTAAAGGAGTTGAAATTAACTTTGATACTGAATTTAAATTGGTTACTTCTAAAGATTTAAATACAACAAATATTCACCTTTATAATTCTGAAGGTAAGATTCAAAAATATAATAGTCAAGTTGAAGTATTGAAAGATTGGGCAAAATTACGTATTACCAAGTATTATGAACGTAAAGAATATCAATTGAAAATACTTCGTATGACTCATAAGATTATTGCTGCAAAAGTTAAATTTATTAAGCAATATATTGATGGTACAATTGAATTGGTTGGTAAAAAAATAACAGAAGTTAATGCTCAATTGAAAGCACTTAAATATCCTATGGCGAATGATGATGGTGAAGATATTCATTGTTCAGATGATTCTGAAGAAATTGTTGTATTACCAGATGCAAATGGTGAAGAAATTGTTAAAAATATTAAACCACCAAGTTATAATTATTTGACAGATATGAAATTGAGAAGTCTTACTAATGAAGAAAAAGCAGCATTAGAAAAGAAAGAACATAATATCAAAATGCAAATTGATGAACTTGAAGCCAAAACATTGCCTGATATATGGTTGTCTGAGCTTGATACTGTCAATACCAAATGGATTGAACTTAAAACAGAAATAGAAGAAGAATATCGTGCTGATAAAAATAGTGAAAGACCTGTAACACTCAGAAAGAAAAAAGTGTCATCGCGAAAATAAATAATTATTTATAATTTTTAATCCAAATCATCTTCTTTTTGTGATTTAGAATTATCAGTTGAGGGTGGTGGTGGTG